AGGCACTGCGTAATAGTGAAAACATGCCTGCTACCCCGGCATATCCCCATTCTGTTTTGTGGGCATACAGCCACAGCAGCACTGTGGCCCAAAAGCCCGGGTCTTTTTCTGGAGGCATGCTCTATTCCCGCCACCGGGATGATGGCGGCTTACTTTCATTGAGAGGATTGCGCAACGCCACGGCGTCAAAAATGTGTGTGGAGACTGATTGGCGTGCGCAAAAACGAAAAAAGGCCGCTCTATGGCGACCTCTTTGTGTTGGAACCCTGACGCTACAGCGGTAACTGCCTTGCCCGTCGGCAACAGGGTTAATTTGTTTATACCCTTTAGGGCATAAGAATCCGTCTATCCCTTGCAGGGAATATTTAAATAAAAAACGCCTCCAGGCTGGTGAGGCCCGAGGCGCTTTGACATCCACATTTGGAACTGACTTTTAGCAGATAAGCTGCACTGCTTGGTAATCGACCTTATCAGATTACTAAGGAAAATGCGGACCGCGTTAGAGGTTTTTTAATATTTTTTTTCGGCGTCAGTTCGTCGTCCATATCAAGCCGTACATCCAGCATTGCCAGGCACCCCTCAATAAAGCCTTCTGCCATCTGGATTTCAATTCTGACTATCTTCTCATCGCGTTTAGCCTGTTTCGCCAGGGTGCGCTTTGAGATATTGAAAAAGTAATGCAGCACAATGATCGCATGCTCATCCGGGCGCTTAGCTTTAAGCCGTGACAGGCACCCTTCAATAATCAGTCCATCTCCATCGCTGCATGTAAGCGTTAATTTTGAATCCTGCGGCAGTAGCCCTTTAAACCCCGCTGCGATTGCTGAGTAATCAACACCGCTGCTGTCTGACTTAGCCCATCCGGCCCAACGCTCTAATACCTGTGACATGTCACGCATAATTAATCCTCTCCACACACTTTATTTTTTGTCTGTCCCGATGACGCCGACTGCAATCGCGAAATCAAGGAACCTGAATAGCAGCTCTATCTGACTGCCATATTTTGCTTCAAACGCTTTCATATCCCGGTGCAGTTCATCGTGATGCGCTCTGCATAGCGGTATCACAAATAAATCATGCGCCTTCGTTCCCATTCCCCCCTGTCCATGTCCGATGATGTGATGAGGATCGTCAGCCTGAACGCCGCAACATGCGCACGTCTGCGACTTTACCCATCGTGTGTATTTCTCACTTTCCCAGCGCTTACGCCTGGGGCGCTTCATGAATGATTCTGGTGATTCCGGGTCGGTGCGCAGGTCGATTATCTTTTTGACCAACTGAGCAGCATCCTGAATCACCTCACGCGCCGGTCGCGCTGGAACAATACGGGCTTCTTTCAGCTCACCGCTCTGGATAGTCTCTTTCGGCATACGCAGAACGCGACGGGCCGGTGCCTCTGGTATCAGGTCAATCACATCATTCAGGGTTGCCCACCAGCACAGTTCCGGCAGGGTCAGCTGGTGGTCACCGTTCAGCGCCATCTGACTGCATGCAGCCCTGATTATCCAGAGTGCGGTGTTTCCTTTGGCGATATTCTCCAGACTACCGGGTACGCCGTTTTCCCTGAACTCATTATCGTGGCTATAGCAAAGAGACACCAGGCCGTTTTCGATTTCTGACACTGTGAATTCATGGTGATGCCACACTCCCAACTGCTCCCACTGGCAGCACCCGAAGGACTGGACAAAAGATGCCAGCGCATTCGGTCCACCAGCGGCCTTTATCACGCGTTCGTGACTGAAGAAGGGAATCAGTGAGGGCTCATCAAGTAACGGCTGGGTGCCGTCATTCAGCCGCCCTGATGGCAGGTCTGCCATATCCATTGTCGGTGTGCTGATCACCACCCTGCCCTTAAACAGCTTCAACAGGTCTGGTCCTGGCTTCAGCAATACAATCCCAGTGCGAGGTGCTACCTCTGGCGTAAGTAATGCTCTCACAGTCACCTCAATGCACGGTGTCGAGCAGGCGGAGAAGCTCGGCAAATTTTGATTCGAAGAAATGAGGCTGGGTTTCACGCGGATTAACCGGGCTGATGATGTTTTTACCGTACATGCAGCCTTTAGCCGTCAGTGACCAAAATAGCTTCACACCATCGGTGCCTGACCGGCTGGCTCTACTTTTATGCTCAACGATCCCCAGCTTCTCAAGCTGACGATAGGCCTGGCTCGCATTCATTCGAATACTGTTGGCCTTAAGAAGTGCACTCAGTGAGAGCGTGGGACGGCTTGACCCGTCTTGTGCGTCATTAGGTGCATCAATAGCATACGCAGGCATCATGTTGGGGATACCGTAATGCTGTTGAATCTTCTGATATGCGCCAAGCTTTGAGGAATTTGAAAAGTTCAGCATTCGGGAGGCTGATTCAAGCAGGATGATGCTGGCCTGCACTTCTTCTGGCATTGAAACTACGGTGGGCTTTGATGCCAGAGAATCGTACGTGCGGATTACTTTTAAACTGAATTCGGCGCTGATCCACATCGCATATGAGTAGACTAGCTCTTTGCATACGAACGTCCCCTGATTCACTCCGCCCTTAATTACCGATACAGGAATTCCTGTATCGCTCAAAATCTGAACGAGTTCATTGGTCTGTTGAAGGTTACGCCACAAGGAAGGCTCATGTCGGCGTTCGCCGCCTGCTGCACGATGAAGATCGTTTAGGCAATAACGGCCGGAGTTGTCCTGGCGAACGGAAACCCCATCAATCACTAAAAACTGATTCATGCTTTCTTCTCCACACACTGCTTTATAATGGTCCCGCCCCATCATCTGCAAATGAACGGGACCAACCTTTATCAGCACAGACTGCAATTCTATCCTGACATTTCCAATATAATGGTTTTTACTGGATATGTAACCAGCAAATTTACATTTAATATTAGATAATTAGTCCTTGCTTATGGGACAATGGCAAAGTAAATATCAATTGATAAAAAAACTTGCTCAAAAATTCAATTGGGCCAAAGTTAAGCGACAAAAACTGATAACGTAACGCAACAACCCTAGCCACATTGGAGTTACAACCTATGACAGATACTGCCTACTCCCTTGAACTAAAGAAAGAAGTAGATGCAGAGCAATATATCGAACTTTTAGATATAGATGACTCAAGAATACATGAATTCGCACATGGCGATATCATATGCCCTATCTGTGAAGCTAGCGGCGGCACATATGTAAGAGCTTCAAAAACAGGCACTCATCATAAAAAAGCTCATTTTAGATTCACTAAAGCTGGTGAGGAAAGTGCTCATCATCCTTCATGCGATTTTTATGGCGACAGACTGTCCACTGAAATTAGCGGTTATCTAATCCCATTCACTACAGATAGAACTAAGATAACCAGGGTCATCAGAAAAATGGTTTGTGCAGCTTTGCAGGCTGGAATCATTTCTCAGGAATCCATGAGGCTTATGCGTCAATGGTTTTTTGAAAAAAGAGTTAACTCAACATTCTCCGTAACAATATCTGAGGAGGAAATTAGCTGGCTGAGTTTTATAATTAGCCTGAATGGTTACTATAATTTAAACCTTAGAAATGAAATAATACCATTCAAACCAGTACAAGCCACCATTACTGGCTTTTCTTGGAGAGAAGCGATTCTTAGAGAAGCTGTCAGAATTCATCATCCTACTTTAAAAGCTCTTCACGACCTTGAACTATGGCCAGCGAGAATCAATGAACTTGAAAAGTTTATAAATAGCCCTAGGCCAAAAATTATAATTGATCCTGCTCTCCTGGAAAATGAATACAAGAAAACACTGCAATTGACAAATTTCATAATCTCTAATCTTGAAGAGTTCAAATCAGACTCTGTAAGACAGCGAGCCCATAATGAAGAGAAACTCCTTGCTTTTTCAGCGCTCATACTATTTGTATCTGACTGGGAAATCGATGGAGCTATTGAAAAAATCGCTAAGATTTCAAACATTGAAAATGTTAATGATATGTTGGCTGGTAATTTTATAGGATTGAATCCCTATCTGAAATTTTCCCTAGCAGACACAGCAAAAAAAATACAAGATCATGCCGATATACCTATAAATAAAATTGAATTATGGGAAATAGAAAGCTTGATGCGCAACTCATACACTAAATTCCTATCAAATTCCAGCGAGAACCATCCTCCGCTAGGCCCCGATATTCACATTAGTAAACATCTTGAAGCAGAAGCATTTGAGAAAAGGGTTCAAAATATGATTGATGGGAAATTTTAAATCCAATAAAAAAACCCATTCGGAATCAGATAACAAGGATAAGTTTATAATTACACTTATCCTTTTACCATTACCTGAACCATCTAAGATATTTGAAAATAAGAATGTATGTTATTCAGCACGCATCTGAATTTTCGCAAATTCTTGCCGCAGCATTCGGATATTATACCAGCAATTCCGACTTGTCTGCTCCACCAGCGCGATAAACTCCTGAACCGTGCATGGCCTGTCCTGGCGAACGTCAATCAGCACCGCTGAGAAACGCTGCAACTGCTCGATTGCCAGCTCTTGATCATCGTACTGCTCTGATACCCACAGCTTCAGTTCGAGATCGTCATGATGCTCTTTGATGAGGCGCACCGCTTTAGCAATGGTCTCTGCCGGAACGGTCACACAGGTAGGGTTCTCAACGGAGTCCGCCGCCCAGGTATGCGCATACCTTGATTCGCTGTAGGTGTACTCAGCTTTCATTTTGAACGCGGCAATAACGCATGCCCACGCTTCAACACCGCTTTGCTCAAGGATTTCGTGTTTTAGAAGCGGCAGGTCATCACCATCGCCGTTCTCTGCCTTAACCGGGGCCGGTTGTTCGCCTGCTGATTGAGTCACGCCGTAATGCTCTTTGGCGATCAGGATGATATCCATCAGCTCAGCCGCCTGCAGGTCAGTTTCAAACGTCAGCATAATGCGGGCGCCCTCATCGCTCTGTTCTGTCTGAGAATGTTTAGCAATCAGTTCTGCAAGCTTGCGTGCCTGAGCAGCACTGAGCTGCGGCATCGCATCGGTCTTTGTCAGCTTCTTCTTCCCTGCCGCTTTCGCCTTCTGCATCTGCTCCTGTGCTACTGATGATGCTTTCACACCATGCTCACGCTGCAGGGCTACTGCTGTGGTTGCGGCCACTTCACCGGACTTCACCATTTCAATCAGAGGTTCGCCAACGGTCAGCAGCTGCAGGTGCTGCTCAACGTCGGTGATCGAACGTTTCACCTTAGCGGCAATCTCAGCTGGCTCTAAACCCTGGTTAACGAGACGCTGATAGGCGGCTGCACGTTCCAGCGGTAACAGGGCACGTCCCTGGCTGCTGGTGACCATGAATGCCACACTGTCTGCTTCACTGCCCACGAAGTCCTTACACTCCAGGCGCAGCGTATAGCCCGCTTCCTGAGCCAGTTTCGCACCGTAATAGCGGTGATGGCCATCGATGATCTTAATGCCCTTTTCGGTGACCTTAACAGCCAGCGGAGGCACATGTTCTCCAGCGATAAAGGCGTCGCGGAACTCCTCGACATGAGTCTGATCGATATCACGGATGTTGTAATTAGTTTCGACATACAGCTCATCAACGCCCAGCAGGTAGGTTTTACGGGTAGTGATGTCGGTATCGCTATTTTTTTTGTCGTCGTAAATGCGCGCTAATGTGCTCATGCTGTGGTCAGCTCCCATGTCAGGACAAAAATCAGGGCGGCAATCATCACCGCTGCGGTGCGGATGGCCTGGTAGAAAATCTCATTGCGTTGGTGGTGGCTCTTCAGGTGCGCTTTCATTGGCGATCCTCACTCAGGAAGCTTTCGCCAATACGGCCTGTATCAAGCCCGCCATAGCTGCCACAGTTAAGTGAGCCTCTTGCGGCACAGCGGTCGCAGTTCTCTTTGGCTTCATTGCGGGATGCATCGAACTTTGCCACCAGCATCGCTTCACGCCAGACCTGCGCGGCACGCAACCAGAACCCTTTCGCCTCCAGTTCGGTAGCCTGCTTCGCCAGCTGGCGATGCTTTTCGCTCTCTTCTGGCATCGGAGCGGTGTTGATCGAATAACTCCAGTCGCTGGCACGCTTGAGAGTCCCTCTGGTGAACAACGGTTTGATAAAGCGCTTCACTGAAGTTTCATGCAGGCCAGTGAGCTTGCAGAGATCGCGCACCTTCAGCGGGCCATTGCGGGTAATCAGTTCAAGAATTTTTGATTCGTGGTTGATCATGATTTTCTCCCGTTAACCGCGAAAGCCTTGAGGCACTGAGCTGTCAGGCTGTGGAATGACAGTGATATCCCGCTGCATGTTGCGCTTCAGGGCATTCCACTCAGAGCGTGGCGGGCGACCGGCCTTATCCCACTTGGTCGCTGACTGGAGATAGCCAGGCAGGTTGCCGGGGATGAACAGAGTTTTGGGCCGCATGTACTGGTATTCTTCAGTGCCTTCCCAGTGGGCGTGTTTGTAATCCACCACCAGGCAAAGCTCTTCGACCGTGAATGCATCTTTCAGCCGGGATTTGATGTAACCCATCGACGACTGCGCCTCTGTGTGCTTAGCGCCAGTAACTTTGTTCAAGTGGCGTAAGACTTCCCGAGAACGATTAACCAGGGACCACTCATCGTCTGGTTGCGCAGCAACCTGACAAGAAGGGGTTGTTGTAATCTCTGTAGTAATCTCTGTTGTATTCTCTGTAACATTGGGACAATTTGACCCGATGGATTGGGACAAGTTGACCTTATCCATCGGGACAGATTGTCCTTTTCGATTGGGACAAATTGTCTCTCTCGATAGGGACAAATTGTCCGTATCGGTCAGCAAAGGGCTCGCGTAGTTAATTGCGTAATAATTAGTCTGGTCATGCTGCCTTTTTTTAAGCTGCTCAACATAAATCAGACCCATCTTTTTCAATGAAGAGACCGTTCTTTGTATCGTCTTCGCGGTCCACCATGGGAACTGCTCATTCCAGGCATTTATGCTGTTATAAACCCAGCGTTTGCCGTCATATTCGATGCCAGCTGTGGTGTCTTCCAGCCAGTAACAAATCTGCTGCAGCACAATCGCCTCGTTGATACCAATGCGCATAGCAAGCATCGGGCTGATAACCAATGGCTTAACTTTTAGAAGTAGGCTCATGAGTTACTATGACCTCCCTGAAGTACTGCTTAAACCTTTCGAGAGAACTGAAGCACTCGCCATGTTCATAGTTTTCACGCAGGTAGATAACCCGGTCGCTCTCTGGCTCCCAGCGAATGACCCGCACAGGGATACCGCGCTTATCTCGGAAGATGCGGTCAAGTTCTCGCATTTGGTCGCCTTCATTCGCTGGTTAGCATCGCCCACAGCCCAGTCAACAAAGCTGTGGTTAACTTCCTCTGCGCCGCCTGGTACATTAAGCACATACCGCAGCGGCTCACTGCTAAAGCGGCCACCAGCTGAAGGGAGGCAACGGAATTGCGGTAACCCTGATAATCTGGTTAAATTGATCACGCGATTAGTTCTCCACACACGTTGATTTAGTCGCATCGAACGCCGCGGGCTGCAATCCTGCGGCGTTCACCTTTTCTGGTGGGCAAAACACGCGATACAGCAGCGTCAGATGCTCCTGCCACTTAGCCATGACCTGATAGCTGTTCTCTTCAATCTGCTCACGCTCCGCAGCATCAATTACCCCGTCAGCAGTTGCTTTTCGAATGTAGGCAGAGTGCTTGCCGATCCACTCAACTGACTCCATCAGTCGCTGATTGATATCTGCGTTATCAACATCCTCAATGCCCACAAGTGGAACGTTGACGCTGTTTGACTGACGGGACACCGCGTTAGCGATGTGCTTGGTGTCGCTTGCCTGTTGCAGGACCATCGCCCAACCCATTGGGAAAATCTGATCGCCATTAGTACGCAGGCGGTTGAACAGTGCATCTTCAGTCACGCCAAGCCATTCAGCTGCTTCTGCATACCCACCCGGAAGACTTGAAATAGTCTTTTTAATTGCTGCCACCAGCCAGGCTGGTTGCTTTTCTACTTGCCAGTGCTTCTGATCCACGGTTAAGCCCTCTTTACTGTGGTTATTTAAGTGCCAGTTAAGCTGTATTCTTCGCATAAAGCTGCGGGTCATACTTGAGGTGACCCTTGGTGATTCTCTCAATTACAAACGCCTGCTTCTCAGGGATTACTTCACCCCACCTGCATACAGCTGGGTGTGAGATGCTGAGCGCTGAAGCTGTTTTTGAGATTCCGCCAAAGTGCGCAACGACGACTTTTTTAAGCATTTTTTCCTCCTTCAAATAATGGACTCAATGTAACTAAAGGTACATTCAAAGGCAAATAAAAGTTACAATGCTTTTAGGTAACATTGGTTACATGAAAACAGAAATGAAAGATCGCATACGACTAAAGAGACTTGACCTGAACATGACCCAGGATGCGTTAGCAAAAGCACTCGGTGTCAGCCGCGTATCAGTCACTAAGTGGGAGAACGGAACAACTAAGCCTGATGGGGAGAATTTGCACCAACTGGCAAAGTTGCTTAAGACCACGCCAGAATGGCTCTTATATTCCAAAGGGGCATCTTTGGAAGATGATACAAAAACGGTCCCTCACTTAAAGAAACCGACATCAGTACCCATTATATCGGCTGTCCAGGCGGGAATGTGGACGGATAGTTATGCAAGTTCAAGGTTGAGCGACGTGTTAAATTGGACTCTTACAACAAGTGATGTTTCTGACGAAGTATTTGGTTTAATCGTTCGCGGTGAGTCAATGACTAACCCGTCAGGATTACCATCCATACCTGAAGGGTCCGTGGTTATCGTTGAGCCAAATTACGGGCAGCTCGATGATTTGTATGGCAAGATTGTTGTTGCCATACTTGACGGATCATCTGAGGCCACTGTGAAGAAACTTGTATGGGATAGCCCTCACGCGTATCTGATGCCTTTAAATCCAGTGTTTAAACCAATCCCAATCGACGGAAATTGTCGAATAATCGGGAAGGTTGTTCAGGTTACTCAGAACCTATAGTTACCCAGCCGCTTAGCAGCGGCTTTTTTATGCCTCTAAAGGTAACTAAAGGTACACTCAGTGTTGACACCAAGAGTAACTAAAGGTACATTCAGTTACATCAGTAGCGAACAGGCAGGACGCCCACGAAGTAGCCGCCCGAGGCGTAAGAAGTTCGGGATGATTCGCTAAAGCAGTTGCAGTGGTGTGAGGGCAGTACTGTGAAGATGATTAAGAACATGTCGAACACAACGGTCAGGGACCTGATTACCTTTTTGAGGCTCTTCCCAGATGCTGATGTTGTCTGTTGTGGTGATGCCGGTGTGGTGAGTGTGCAGTGTGATGTTGAAAACGTGGTTCGCGGACCAGCGTTTTAAGAGTACGGAATTGCTGTGTTGGCGGTTACTCATGAAGGTTTGTTTAACCGCCCTTTTTCACAACGATAAGGGCATTTGCAAAGCGGGTGTTTTCGAACGCTTTAGAGACGTGGCGTAAGTGTCCTTTTCGTTGTGATGTGTACCAGCGTACTGCAGCGCCGGCCGACGCAAAGACCCGGAAATCGGCTGAGCCACAGTTAATGGTGGCCAAAACAAAAACTGAGCGGCGGGAAGTAAGCGGATTAGCGACCCGGTGTCACAACCAAATTTGTCTTAGCTGCCTGGCTGGCATCCTACTGCCATTAACGCAGCTTTCCATGCATGAGAGGCTAACTGCATGGCGCGGACTCGACGTGTAGTACAGGTGTAACCCGCAACACTAAGTTCGAGTGACGTCCATCTGGTAAGTGGCTAAGGCCTGCAACTGGTTGAAGCGTTAAGGGTGACAGCCGGAGAGACGGCACACAACGGAAAGAGCGTGGGCGTGAAAAACTGAATTCTCCGACTGCTGAAGTAACCAATCCCGATGGTGGCAGGCAAAGTATGGTGGAGGCGGACCGCTCTTTTTCCGTTGTGGTGAATGCGGCCAGCGCGCGCGGAAGACTGACAAAGATTGCACACAGTCTAAGAGTTTCCGCTCTGGTGTTTGTCAGTCTGACCAGAGCACCGGGAGGCACCCGGCACCGCAGCAACCTTTCAAGTGTGTGGAGTAATCGGGCTGTGGGTTATTGCAGTAACCCACCAGCCAACTTAAACGAATCCCAAAAGTTTTTTATTGCCATCACTGGCAAGGGATTCATGCAACCAAAAATCGTGTGTGGAGACTGTTATGGGCTACTGGAAGTTTACGAACGCTGAGGCGTTAGCAGCATGGGATAAGACGCGTGCTGATGAAGCGCAGATGCGCAAAGAAGCGGCGGAGCTGACTTCACGGCTGGGCGGCAAGCCCGTTTTCAAAAGCGATATAACTCGCTCAACCTTCTACGGCGTGAATTTTGATGCGGCACCTTACCTCGCTAAAGAGCTATGGACAGTGCCAACAGGTAACACTGGTTATGCGTCCTGGCCTAAAGCCAGACCTCCCAAAGGTCTGAAGGAAGAGCATGCAGCAGTTAAGAAGCTGTGGAGCGATCATTATCCGAAAACCAAAGTCGACAACGACGAACTTTATAAAGCTATAGGTCTGGATTGGGGAATGCTGATTCTGTGTGGACTCACCTTATTCCGCCATGGTGATGCCATTTACATTCAGACAAGTGCGACTCCCAAAGATGGATTTGGTGCGGTAGAGATCGTTGGTAGCGAGTTTGATAAAGCACGCAGGGAGTACAGCGATGCAAAAGCCTGATGATCATATCACAGTAGGCATCATCACCCTGCCCTACAGCCATATCCTGAACGGCTGGATTATGCCTGATGGCTCGGTAATCAGTAATCCCATTAAGGCGCAGCGCGAAGCTGAGCGGCTTAATAAAACCATCAACATCACCATCCACTGAGGGCCAGCAACATGCTTTCTTCTAAATCGAATAAAGAAGTCGTCGCTGCCGGCCACCAGTTCGCCAAGAGCATCGGTAAAGAAACCTCTCTGCTGGAAATGGCAAAGATGGTGAGTGATTTGGCTACGCGTCTTGATGTTGCCACCGTCCGCGCCAGCCTGATGGCTTCAGAGGTTCTGCGCATCAATAGCGTGCTACCTGACACCATTTCAGCACTACAAGCTGCAGGCGCAGACCTGACGCTGATTGATGACCTGAATGCAGCACTTGCTACGCCAGCCTGCGATCAGTGGATTCGAACACTGCGCGGTGAAGCCCTCGGTGAGGCACGTCGGGCTGTAGCAACTATGGGTAATCAACAGCTGCCAGGCACCATACAAGCGATCAACATCCTTTCCCAAATGGAAATGGATTTGCTGCGCACGCGCACGGCAACGCTGAAGGTGGTGTCATGAAAAAGGTCGCCCAATTTCGCCGCAGCAATGGCCCAAATGCTGGTTTCAGTGAAAAGCTGGCCTGGCAGTTATCAAAAGGCCCGGCAACGGGCCGTGATCTGGCGGAACGTCTCGGTATGACCCTAAGTGAGTTCAACCGTTTGGTTCTTCACATCATGCGCCGCGGTGGTGAAACCCTTCAGGTTGAGGCATCCAATCAGGTCTGTCTCGGTGGCGGATCAATTGACCGCACTTACACCCTGGTCAGAAATCCGCGCCGTGTTGCTCCCCCGCCATGTAAGCCAATGGTTATCAACTACAGCAACGACCGTTCTGAAGAGGCTATTAAGCGCCATCGTGAAGCAGCTGCACGCCGTGCTCGTCTGATTGCCAGCGGGCTGTATCTGGAATGCATGGGTTAAGGGGATCGAGATGAACGTAACTCAAGTTGGAGAAATTCATAACTGCGACTGTGGTTTCTCATGGCGCACAGGGAAAAGTGGTTCGCATGAATGCGGCTATGGACTAAGAAAGCAGCTGGCAGACCTTAAAGCACAGAGTGACGCGCTGGCGGCTGAGAATGCCATGTTAAAAAGTGGCATTGGTTTCTTCAGTTATGGCACTGACAGCGGCTTTGAAGAGCATGACTCTGCTGAAAAGGCTATTGCAGCAGCAGACAGCGACATCGACTACTACCGTGGTGATGCATGCGACGGATGGTCAGAAGAAACTGACTGTACTGTATGGGGTGTGATTTTGCAGCGTGCAACGATGATAGATGAGCGGCCCCGCACGGAAGAGGATAGTTACCTCGGTAGCCATATCTCATCCATCTGTGATTATGCGCTCCTGCCGAATCTCGCTACCCCAGCCACCGACG